ATACTTAGTTTCCACGTGTTCCCAAACTCCTGATGCAGTTTTTAAATAGAGATATAGGTAAATATCATCACCATCTTCAAGTGGTCTAGGTGGGTAAATAGGATCAATTTTGATGTCTATACTAAATTGCATATATTCATTTCCCTCAACTGGATCGCCTCCATATATGTTAGGCACTATTGCCAATGATACGTCAGTAGTTATATCAAGTATGCTTAAAACATTATCGGCATCAACTAAATAATCAGTTGAAATAAGCCATATTGAAGCATCATTCCATAATTCAATATTATTAACAAGTGTTCCACCATCATCAATATTCTTGAACATTAAGTCTACATAACGTATAGGTTTAATTTTTGAATAATCACCAGACTTATCAAACTTATATGAACTTATGTCAACTACATTATTTGAATTTGTAATGTTTTGTTGAGTTAATGTTGTCCAATCATAATTATGTATGCTACTATCTATTTCATTTGGATTTACGATAATATATTTTCCACCCTCTTGTTTTAATTGAGAGCTAAAAGGCTGTAATAATCTTGAAATAACATCATAAGCGCTATCATATGTAGTGTTATTGTTTTTAATTGTCTCAAATTTCTTTGTTTTTATATATGATTCCTTTAATGGGTCCTGTCCTCGAGTCATATAAGTTGTCTCAAACGTATTGACCTGAGTTGATATAGGAAGTTCTATTTCAGTATATTCAAGTGCAGATTTAATAGTTGATAAAATTGAAGTTCCTTTACTCGATATTTTTTCAAATGAAATATCCTTTAAATCTGCAAGGGCGTCAGTTGCCTGTAAAGAGATAAGTTTGTTCTTATCAAAATATGATTTGGACAAGTTTTCTGGTTTTATGTATCCTGTCCATATTAGAGTGCTCTGGTCAACATTAATGAAATTAAGTTTATAATCTCTATAGGCAGTGATAAAAAGGTCCTCAAAATCATCCCCAGGAGTTTCATAAAAACCAAAATTAAGGGCACTACCTTGAACATTTTTTAACTTACCTCTTTCACCTTCATATGATATTTCTACAAGTGATGGAGCAAGATTTACAATAGTTGTAACCGAACCTGAATAACCTTTTTTTAAAAGTTCAACTTTAAAGTTACGGTTATAATTATCCTTAAAATCTGCTTTATATTTAATTCCGTATGCCATTAGTAACTATTATTTTTAACTCTACTTGCTTCTTCAATTACAAAGAGTAAATCTCTTCCTGCAACCCTTGCAACAAGTTGACCTCCACCAAATCCTGTATTTACAAGGATGTTTTTGAGGTCACTTAACGGAGCTATAACTTCAGGGTTCGTTCTTGCTCCTGCATATTCACCAACAAGTCCAAGTGTTGGTCCATAAGCAATACCACCAGTAGCAAATTTCTGTGCTTTCATTGATGCAATTTGTGCTACTATTGATGCAGTTACAAGCCCTGCAGCTATTTGTCCTGCAATTGGTCCAAGCTCCGCAAATGCTTTGGTAACCGCAAGAGCTCCATTTATCGTTGCTTGGATAATTGCAACTGATTGTTGTTTTCTTGCATATTTTTTACGAATAGCATCTTTCTTTTCCTCATTATTTCCAGCAGCCTCAAGCTCCCTGCTCATCGCTGCATCTTGGAATGTTGATATTGTATCGAGTATGCTGATTGCTGCTGCTGCGTAATCTTCTAGGTTTGCTTTTCTATATTCATTGAGCTCATCATCTTGTTTTTCCTGCGCTTCTTTAGTTTTCGCTAGCTTAGTAGGATCTATTCCGAAATATTCCAAAATTGATTTTTGCTTAGGCTTCTTAGGAGCAAGGTCAGGAATACTCATATTCTTTAAGCTAGCTTCCTTCATAGCTTTCGAAAACTTTATCTGAGTTTCTATTGCTCTTTCCTTTGCTGCTGTATTGGTTTCAAGAGCGGTTGTTGATGAGTTTATATTTGTGGTATTTTCGCCAAATACATCAGAAAGCAAGCTCATTTCCTCTCTAAGTGCTCCTGCAACCTCAGTTACATCACCATATTTTTCTTGAAGTTTTTCTTGTCTATTTGTAAGATTTGCAATTCTTTTTTCAAGCTGATCTTTTATCTGAACATCAGCAACTAATGCATCATTTGATAAATATTGTCCTTCATTTAATCTTTCCTGTACTCTTGCAAGGTCATTCTGAGCCTCTACAAGTTCCTTTGCTGCTTTTCTTTGTTTATGTAAGTTTTTAATTAAGCTCTCTTCAGCATCTTGCAAATCTTCCTGTAATACGGCTAATTCAATCCTTTTTTCATATTCGGCATTAACCTCTTTTAATCTGGATGTAAGTTGCTCATTCGTAACTTTTTCAGTATCTAAATTGCCTAAGAAAGACGGATATTTAGCATTTAGCTCATCAATCAAACCGGATCTTGCTTCTTCAGATGTTGTTGCTGAAGTAATTGCGCCAACCAAAATATTTAAGGACTCTTTTTCCTTTAATAGAGAGCTGGACTGTTTATTGAGATTTTCGAATAGGTTATTTCCAGCATCTATAAACGGCATTATCCCTTTAAGTACAATGTTTCCAAGCTCAGTTTTTGCATCTGTAATGTTTGCTTGTAATTGGGCCATCTTTTGAGCATCGGTAAGAATAACATCCCCCATTTTGGTGAGTTCCTGTCTTGTGATGTTTTCTACAGCTTTCATAAAATCGCCAGTCTTTTCGACCTCGGCATTAAGTGCAGAAGCTGAAATTCCAAGGTTATCAAGAATTAAAATTGATTTTCTTCCCAACCCTGTCACAAAAGAGTTTACTAAGTAATCTACACTTTCGCCTGTTTCTGCTGCCCTTTTTGTCGCGAACTCAAGCCCTGCTGCAAGTGTATCCATTGGAATTTTAAAGTTTTCAGCTTTAATAGCTTGCTTCATTAACTCCAATTCTGTAACTGTTCCTCTGGTTGCTGTTTTTAAATCATTGAGTACTTTTTCACTATTGGTTATCCTTTTAAATGCATTTTCAACACCTTTAACCTCACTTGCCATTTTTGCAGCTTCACCCAAGAAATCAGAAATAGCTCTAATAGAAAAAGCTGCAGCTACAGCGGCTCCAATCATCTTAAATTGCTGTTGTACTTGCTTTTGAAATGATGCTATTTGCTTATTTGCCGTGTCTAATCCTTTCTGTAAATCGGCTGATTGAGCTCGTAAGCGTAATATTAAATCGGCAGTGGTCTTAGCCATAATTATTGGATTATTTTATTTATATATTCATTTTAAAAGTTGCCATCATTTATTACTGCTTCCGTTTTGGGCGTCATAGATAAAAGTGCTTCCCAATCCTTTTCCGTCATTGCAACTTTTGATTTGGGTATCTCAGGTTTTTCCCAGTAAAATGGCCAAATCTCATTTTTGAATTTGTCGTAATTCATATTGCTCTTCCTATCAAGCTGCGTGCTTACCAAGAAATATGTCTGTATTCTTGTCCGCTCCCATTCAGCTTGAAATTGAGCATCCCTTTGCTTGTTTTTTAAAAAAATAACGCAAGATAGTTCCTGGGGTGTAAACTCAAGAAACTGCTCTGGCGTTAAGCCTGTTAAGGATGATGCAATTACAAAAATTTCATCAATCTTTGTTATTTTTTTTTATCAGGAATGTAGTCTTTAAGCACCTCATTTTGCATATCAATGATTGCTTTATTGTATACCAAAAGTATCTTCTGAAATTCAATATAGCATTCGTCCAAAATCCATTCTATATCTTCTTTTTTAAGAGTTAATTCTTTCTTTGCAGCCTGATGGCCAGATACTAAACCATACCATAAAAGAGCTGGTTGAGCATCTAATGCACCTTGAACCGATTCTAATTCACTATCAGTTTCCTTAGCAGCCATATTTAGCGCATAGTAAGATATTCGAACAGGATATTTTTCACCCTGATATGTAATGAACTCAATCATTATTGAGCTGTTACTTTAGTGAGAACACCATTTCCGGTAATTTCACCTGAATAACTTGCAGGTTGTCCGACTCCTACTTCAAGAGCCACATTAGTTAATACACCTTGACCTTTATAATAGACTGAAGAATCAGAAACTTTAATATAGCAACTAACATCAGTTGCATTAACGGTAATTATTTTATCCATTAAGTCTTCATAACCTGTTCCAACGTGAGTTGCAAAGGTTTGTGCCATTCCGTTAAATGAGACTGACCAAGAATAGTCACCTTGAATAACTGAAGTAGCACCTGCCGAACCTAAACAAGATATTGGTGAAGTTTCTTTAGTAACAGTTAAGCTTGCAGATTGTGCACATCCTAAAGTTGAGCCATCAACCCAAACGCTGATGTTTGCTGGTAATACGTATGCCATAATTATTAAGTTATTTTATTTATATATATATTCATTTAATTTTTAATATATCGCACTGAAATTGAGGATATTTGAGTATGTCTCTTCTTCTAGCGACATAAAGTGATCATCATTTTGAAATTCTATAATCTGTATTCCCCCAGATGTGTAACCGTGTAGCAGTTTAACTAAATAGTCATTTATTGTTTCAAGCTTGAGAGCATCAGGTGTTTTTACTGTTATGGTTAATGAATAATTTGTTGCTCCTAACCCTCCTGTCATACAAGAAATTACACCTGTTTTATTAAATGTATAAACCATTCCTGTTTTCTTGGTCCCAATATTTGTAGGATATAGCTCATAGTAAATTCCATCATCGCAGTATGTATTTAATGATGCGTCAGATGATAAAAGAGTATGTAATTCAGTCCCGAAACTCATTATGCTTTACTTATTTTAGCTAATTTTCTGCTTAGGATCTTATCAACCTCAATTCCAAAATCTTCATTGAAGAAATTGATAACACCTGTAACACTGGATAAAATTGCATTCTGTACTCTATGTTGACCAGTAATTTGTCCCCTGTTATATCCCTTTTTTGTTTGTCTAACAACAGTTCCTTTATCAAACCACCTAACAAGCACAGCATCCGGAACTCTATCACCTGATTCCCTTTTATCGATTATAACCCCAGCTTTAAACATCGTACCTCCTGCAAATTCAATACCTACCCGAGGATTAACATTTTGATGGTAAGAGCCGACAACTGGTTTTATTTGTGGTATTGTATTCCTCGAAAGAGATTTGCGTTCAACATTACGAATGATTTTGACGAGCTCCTTGTAATTAAGTGCATCGAGAGCTTCAAGTACCTCTCTTGTTCCTTCAAGGTGATATGAAATCATTTCGTTACTCATCGTCATACATTGTTGTTATAAACTTTATACCAGCCTTATTTTCAACATCAACAATCTGATTTATTTTGTAATAGTTATCGTTGTATTTGATTCTAAACTTGTTGTTTATCAACTTTGATTTATTATTATGTCTTATTGTAAATTCTGTTGTGTATACAAGTTGTTCTCGATCATCATATTGAACTGTTCTTGTTGGTGTAAATATCCCTGCCCAAGTTTCAAGATAACTTGTCCATACCTTTGCAGGTGAACCAATAGCATCTTTAACTACATTACTTTGTTCGAACTCAATCTTTCTATTTAAAATCGTACTTAACATCTTACCATTGGATAGTTTTATATGGGAGCAATAGTCTCTTGATTACATCAGTATTCTTAAGATTTCCATACTGATATGAGTTCCTATCCATATCATACAAGTCTGCACAAGTGATTAATATTGCACTTTTGACCATATAAGGACAAGAGACATCAGTTGTATAAAACATTGATGAATCAATGAACATATTACAATACTCTACTGCTGTTGGAATTACGATGTTTTCAAGATAACTATCATCATCGAAATTATCAGGGTCAATACGTAAGTGTGTTTTTACTTCAGATAAGGATACAGGATAACTCATCTTATTGATTTATTTTATATTAAAAGAGGAGGAGTTTATGCCCTCCTCTTTATATTTATTCATCAAATTAGATTAGACTGCACAAGATGTGTCAGCGCTAAAGTATTTGAATGCGTACTTGTTACGAATAACAGGTTTAGCAAATGTAAGAGTTGTTACTTTTACCTTTGCAGCGTTTGAAGTACCATCAATTACTAATTCAGGTTCACCCCAGATACCTACAACTCCATATTCGTGATTTCCGAATACTGCATTCTTGCTAGAAAGAGCATTAGAGTTGATAGCAGGTCTTCCTGCGATTGTGTTATTTAATGAGTTCCAAGCAAAGCTAATTCCACTTGAAGAAGCAGCCTTTTGTTCAAGATATACTCGAACATCATTACCAGTTACAAATGACGCTCTACCAATATTGTAATCACTCTTTGTAAGTTTAAGCATATCACCATATGATAATCCTGATGCAGTAGCGGCTACTGAACTATCAGTTGCAAGAATTGCACTAAAGTAATCAGCAACGATTTTTCTTTCGTTAGCTAAAATCATATCAGCAACAATACCATTATAAATAGCACTTGGATAATTAACAAGTGACATTTTTGTAAATGATTGTTCGCTTGAATAGGTTTGAGGCTTAAGTTCGACGTTTGCGGGTGCTGCGTTAGCAGTTGATGGGTCGCCTCCTTCAGTAGGCTTACTTGTACTAAGCTGCGCCATATAAGGAAGTTCGTGAGTTCCTGTAAGGCCAGTATAGAACTTAACACCAAGTGCATTAAGGAGAGTAAAGTTATCACCTGTTACCATTGATAACGAATTCTCTACATTGACAGGAATAAGACCTGTTGCAGTTGCTGAAGTAATAGGGTCTGCACGATAGAACATTGAACGTTGGTTCAATACTTCCATAGGGATTTTAAGACCACCATTTTCGCCTAAGAATTCTCTTGAACGAGTACCGGTTTTGATATAATCTCTAAGAGCTTCATCAAATCTTGCAGCTACTGAAGATTCAGCTTTTCTTTCTTCTTTTTCAATAGTTTTGCCTGCAAATATTTTATTCATTTCATCTTGAGTCTTTGCTCTCTCAAGTTGTTCTTTAAGTGAAGTAACTTCTGCTTTGAGTGCTTCCCAAGCTCTTACTTCATCTTCATTCATTTCGTCCTTTTTTGTAAGGATGTCCATTTCTTCGATTTTACCACGAAGTTTGGTTTCAATTACATTGATATTCATAATTTTTTATTATTTAAGTTTTAACAAGTCGAGTTCTCGCTTGTATTTATCTGTTTTATATAATTTTGGAATAGGTTCATCATTTATGAACTCATCAAGACCTCTTACCACATTAACTTCTGTTTCAGGATAAGCGGGATGCGTTACAACTGAAATGTCAACCAGTCTTGAAATTCTCGATATTAGTCTAACGTTCTCTCCATTAGCTAACCGTTTCCATTCTTGGCCATCATTATTAAGTTGAAATGCAAATGAATTGGCATAAACATCACCTCTTTCCAACATTATATATAAATCTTTTGCCCCACTAGTTGAGTTTAAAACTGCTCGGAACCAAAGTCCCTTATCATCATCTTTTAACTCTAATGTTTTATTTGTAGTTCTAGCAAATACTTTATTCCAATCGTGATTAAATGTTAAATAGACATCATTTTCTATTACACTTCTAAATGCTCCTGGAAGTAGTATTTCTTTAAATCTTTTGCCCTTCTCTGTAAGGTATTCAGATTCCACATTGTACTTTGATGCATAACCCTCAATAATCATTCTATCTTCTTCAGAATAGGCTCTGATCTCAGATTGATCGGATGTTATGAATCGCTTTTCTAAACTCATATTTTATTGATTATTTTTATATATATCTTATTTATTCTCAGGATTTCCTGATTTTAATTTTGCCAAATATGCCTCTACTGCCATCATTTGTGATAATATATAGTGCATATCGCCTCCTTCATAAGTAGGTAAGTTCTCTAATTGAGCAATTTTATTAGGTGTTATTGCTCCAAGTCCTGCCAAGTTTTTATAGTTTTCTATTCTTGTTTTACTATCTGTAATAAGTAATGCTCCTGTTTCAAATTCAATACTATAGCCACTTTCAATTTCTTCTCTGGTTAATAGTTTTCTTTCCAATTCTCTCCTATACATCATTACAATAGGTCCAATTGTATTACTTACATAATCACTTTGCATTTCCTGTAAGTTATTATATTTCGAATATTCAATATTCCCTAACTTGTGTTGTGGAATTCCAAAATAGCTTGCAACTTGTCCGTTATTGAACTTTAAAGTGTCAATAAATTGAGCATCTGCTAAATCAAGACTGAATCTACCTAAGTCTGTAAAAGGTGGAAGAACTACTGTTTTGTTCGAATTAAGTTCGCCTGCATACTTTGTTTGAAAATCATCAAACTTTGCTTGCATTTTCTTTGGGTCAACCATATCAGGAATAGTTGTTTTAAGATATGTTGTGCCTAAGTAACCGTTTGAATATCCTTTATCAACCGCAGTTAAACTCTTATATGCAATTGATAGATTAATATCCAAATCTTTAATAGGAACTCTCCCTGTTAAACCATCACCTGAAATATTTTGAAAGTGAAGAATATCATTGCCATTGACAATAACTGAATCTTTGTCTTGATTTCGTATGATCTTATAATAAGGTTGGTTATTTTCAAGTACAGGACCGAATGTATTTGCATTAGAAAGTAACTCTAAGCCAACTATTTTACCTGCTTTTCTATGGATATAAGCATATGCATTGCCCTCATAGTTTCTTGTAAATTCAATTGCTGACCAGAACTTATATGAATCCATATAATCATTCGGTTGATTATGGATTATATAATAAATTGGGTGATCTTTTTTAATCAATCTATTCCCCTGTTCATCAGTATAAAAAACTTTAATAGGCATTCTTGCAATGTCTTGTGCAAGAATTTTTGAGCATATAATCATAGATGCAATCTTTTTACCATCATTAGTTGTATAATCAATTAAAGATGGATTTAATCGAATGTTATACAAGTGTTCGTATATTGATGGTGCATTGCCATACGTAACTTTAGTAGTTGTTCTCCAAGGGAGTATGTTATCAAATAATGCCATTATGATGAATTATTTTTATTTATATATATTTATCTTTTATCGGCATCTAAATATTCGTTTATGTTATTGCCGTGGTATTTTAAATATCCTGCTATAGCGTTTAATAGGGCAATCACGCCATCAATTGAATCCGCACTTTCATTTTTATTTGGCCTTATATTGCCATTAATATCACCTTTGCTGATAACCACATTGGTTAAATTCCAATTCATACATTCATTAGTATAAATGTGGATTTTCTTTTCATAGAAAAGTATTTCAGTAAATCTTAGTGCAGGATCGAAGTTCTTTACTCCAGGTGCGATAGGGACACACCAATAACCAACTTCCTTTGTTTCATTAAGTAATCTATCAAAATGCCAGGGGTCGTAGTAAAGTGCAGTAACGTTATACTTACTATAAATATCTCTTAGGGTTTCTAAGATCAAATTGTAATCTATTGTTGGTGTTGTACAAGGAATTACATACCCGTCACTTATCCATTTGTTAATGTCAACACCACCTTTTCGAAGCGCGTTATCACCTTTATTTACAAAAAAGAAATATGATTTAACATAGAATTTGTCATCTGCATCCCATAGACAAACTATTGATGTTAAGTCTCTTGTAGATGACAGGTCAAGCCCAACATAACAGGGTAAGTTTTTTACAATTTCTAAGTCAAAATTCTTAAATGCTGCAACCCTGGCGTCACGTTCCAACCATTGGGAGTTTTCTTCCAGGAACATATTAAGTCTCTTGGTCAAAAAATCGTCTAATGCCGATGGTAGAATTTTAGAAGTATTAAAGTCATCAGCAAAAATTCTTTCGTCAAGAATAGTCCCAAGTCCTGGATTTGCCTTTATCCAGTTCTTTTCATCCTGCCAATCATCACCCTCCTCTAACTCATACAGCAAATAGAAAAATCTGTCATCAACAATTTCACCTCTCAAAACTCTTCTACCTGTCTCAACTAACTGAGTACAAAATGAATCCTTACCATAACCACCAGTTGAAATAAGGAATAACATTGGATTAACTTTCGTTCCTAACCCGTTCTTAATTACATTGAATTTGTCGCCGTCTTTATATGTATGGATCTCATCCAGGATACAGGATGTTGGGTTATATCCTTCCAATCTATCAGTATCCATAACAGTTGTCTGACTCCACCCTAATCTTGAGGGGTCTCTAAACTCCACCTTATTGGAACGTCTGGCAATTACTCTTTTATTGATTGCAGGACTCCATTTTATGATTTCTTGCAACGCTGCAAATGATGTGTCCTTTGCGTTCTGCTGGGATGCGGATATAAGGAGTGAACGTGGAAATGATTGTCCATCGCCCATCATAAAATAAAGTTGTAATGCTGAAGCAAAAGTCGTCTTACCGTTCTTACGTCCTATGAATAGAAAGGCATATAGATATTTTCGGACTTCAGTTCCTTTGAAATATAATCCAAACAATGCAAGTATTATGAATGCCTGGAACGGTTGAAGTATAAATTGTTTGTTATCGTCTACGTATAGGTATGAGAAAAATTTGAAAACTCTTTCTACTGCTTCAGGTTTCCATTCAAGGTCTGACCTTTCAATATCACGAATGTGGCGTTGTACGGCAAGTTTGATATTGTTATTACAAATTATTGTTCCGTCTTCTACACCTTCACTATAAGCTCTTGCTGCTTCCCAACAATA